GCCAGCTGCATCGTCTTATCGACCTCGGCAAAGCTTGCCGCACCGGCAGCGCCGACTGCCGCGATCGGAAGAGTCACATGAGTTGTCAGATCTTCGCCTACACCGGAGATTTTATTGCCCAGGTCTTTCATCTTCTCACCGGCCGCGGCTACCTGCTGAGCGGAGATGGAACCGAAGTTCTTGTATTCCTCTTCTAAGGACTTCAGCTTCTGCTCGGTCTCTTCGATCTCGCGCTGCAGAGCGTCGTACTGCTCCTGGCTGATCGACCCATTCTTCAGGGCTTCATCTGCCTGCTTCTGCGCCTGCTTTAAAGCATCGAGCTTTTCCTTCGTGCCAGAGATCGACTCCTTGAGCAGCTTCTGTTTCTGGACCAAGAGGTCTGTATTTCCGGGATCGAGCTTCAGGAGCTTCTCCACATCTTTAAGCTGCGACTGGGTACTCTTGATCTCCTTGTTCACGCCCTGCAGGGCCTGACTGAGTTTTGTGGTATCACCGGACAGCACCACGGTGATGCCCTGAATATTTCTACCGGCAGCCATGTGTCATCACTCCTTCCCTCCGTATTCCGGCAAACAAAAACGTGCGATCAGAAAGCATCAAAGTCTCTCTGAGTCGCACGGTACTCATACTTATACTCATCATTCCCGCTCTCCGTCGCCATGTCATTGACCATTCCGATCGTCAAGAGATCCAGCTCCGATAAGGACAGTCCCATCTGGACGCACCGAAGAAGGAAAAGCGGCGTGGTCATGTCGCGGTCAACTGGGCGAGATTTTTTTTTGACTCGACCTCCGTTTTCAGGTTCAGCCCCCACAAATCGATGATCTCCGGCAGCACCTGATAGATACTGAATGTGTTGAACTGATCAAGCCACTCCTCCGTAGTATCCGGCACAGACGGATCGGCGTGCTTGGCCATGAGGTAGGAAATGTTTTCGAACATCTCCAGAGAAAAGAGGTCGAGTCCGGACTCCTCCTCATTGTTTGCCTTCACCGACTGTTCCAGGATCTTTAAGTCCTTAAAGATGTCCCGGCCGAACTTCAGCCGGTAAATCCGTGGAATCGCAGCCGAGGCCCGGAAGGTCACATCATTTCCATCGATTTTAATTGTTTTTGTAAGTGCCATGTCTCGGTCTCCTTTATATTTTTTCTGATTCACATAGCTATACGGCCATGTTATAGTATGGGCAGAGACGGACGTACCTTCGCGGAACTTTTAGGGCCGCGCGATTGGGCGTCCGTCCTCTGCGTCTTAGCCAACGGCCTCATTATCCGATGTCTCATCCGTAGACGTTGCAGTTGTGGTGCTGACCGGCTCATAGACCTTGTCGTACCAGGCGTTGTAGACATCCTCGGATACGTTATCACCTGTCTTCGCCTTCACGATGCCGGACGGAAGCGGTCTCGACTTCAGCGAAAGCTTCTCCGTCTTCGGCTCCTTACTCTCCTCGTTCGTCTCCGACTCGATCGTCGGTCTGGACGCGGAGCAGTTATACATGACATGCCGGATCTTATTGACGTCGCCATCGAACTCAAACATCAGAGCGAAGTTACTGACCTCCGCATCCTTGTTCTCGACCAGGACGCCGTTCGTGTCCGCCGCCTCTCCCATGATATCCTCCCGGAAGGAATCCGGGATCAGCGCGATCTCCAGATCACCGTCATAACCCTGGTTGTTATTGATTGTGTAGTAGGCGATGTTATCGGCATAAAAGTATTCCGTCTCACCGTTCGCGTCGAGCGAGATCGAGACCGCGCCGGGAATCGCTACCGGTGTATCCCAGGTGGCGACGTTATTCTCATCGAGCGTGAGCTTAGCGTAGTGAACGTTACAGATACCAAATTTGACCTTATTCTTGCTCATGTCATACCTCCATTTCGTAGAGCACCTCGTACAGTCGCTCGTCCTCGATCCATACTTCGCTCTTGTCATAAAAAATACCGTACTTATCAAGCACGGCTTCTATGGTTTCTTCCCTTACGGGATCTTTTTTATCTGTATACAACTCAACATTCAGTCTGTTTATCTTGTGGTAGACCACGTTGTCGGCAGAGAAGTTATCCGAGCCGGGAAACAGAAAGACGAGAAACGGTGGATCAGGCGACTCACCTTCTGCGAAGTGATGGTAGGCACTCGGAAGTTCCATCTCCTCCACCATCGCTTTGACTTCTTCATGTGTCATGATCACACCCCCTTCTGAAGATCACGTTCGATCGCGTCAAGCAGCTCCCTGTTTCCCTTCTCCTCTGCCGGCTTGATATGCGGGATGCCCGCGACCCGGCCGCCGCCTCTTTTCGCATGGCCGTTCTCCAACAGGTGCGTGAGCATGTACTGCCGTTTGGAGTAGACCGTCACCTCCAGCTCATTTGCGCTCTCATGTGTGGTCTTGGTGGCCCAGCTCTTTTTGTAGGTTCCGGGCGTTCTTCTCCGGTCTCTGTACGCTCCGGCATGGACCGGTGCCGCTGCTTGGATGTCCTGCTTCACCTTCTTGGCTGTCTTCTGTACATCCTCCTTCAAGGCGTCGGTTGCCAGGTCGGCGTATTCCTCCATGCCCTTCATCACCGCTTCTGCTAATCCGTCTACGTCCACTCTGATATCTGACATCTCACTTACCCCGTCTGCAAGCTGCAGTGAAACTTCCGGCTATGCTTTTTGAAACCCATGTCGTCCACGTGCTCAATTCCGTAGATCTTCTCTCCAAGGATCACCCGGTAGCCCTTGGGTGTCACCGCCGCGGTCTCGGATGAATACCGCACCGTCAGATCCATCTGGTCTTTCTCGATAAGCTGACCTGCTTCATCCTCCTCGGAGCCTGACTGGTCGCTTGCCGTGGCCCAGCAGCTGAAATAGTCCTCCCAAGCCGATGTATGATTCCCGTATACATCTGTCTGTGTCACATTTTTCTGAATCGTGATTCTTACTCTGAGCGCTGCGATATTCATGTGTTCACTCCTTCCCGAAGTGCGAAGAGAAGTGACCTAAGCGTCAGCGCCAGCGCATGATGGTCAGCTTCCTCCCGGTGTTCGAAGAGATACCCCAGAGCGTATAGGATGGCGACCTTCATTGTCTCCTGCACTACCAGAAGCTCCTCATCGGTGTAGCCCCCGCTCTCAGGGACCACACCATCATTTACCTGCTTCCACTGATCTTCCGTAAGCCTCGCAACATCCACGCACAGCCTCATCGCTGAAGATAAAAGGATGTCGATCATGGCATCCTCATCCGATGTATCAACCCGGAGATATTCCTTAGCTTCCTCAACCGTCATCAGTGCCATGATCATCACCTCCTAACATCAGCCCTGAGCGTCATCCTCGGACGTTGTGTCCGTCGTTGTGGTAGTGGTCGTACCGAGTTTCAGAATCTGAACCGCCTCCGGCAGGATCAGCTTGCCGTCCACACGTTCCTTGGCCACGTACCCGATCATGCCGTTGCCTGCGAACAGTTCACGCAGTTCCTGGAAGGAACGGGTGCCGCGATCACCGATGTTGTAGTACTTGTAGTCACCGAACGCGATGCCCGTCTCCGGCACATACGCAGAGGTGTGGATGTTGTAGCCGAACAGCTTATCCGGCTCTCCCGCCTGATAGGACGGCTGCCACAGATAGGCACCGTTGTTGTCCTTCAGCTGGCGGATGATAGCCAGATTCTTGTCGTTGATGATGAAGGATGCGTTCTTACGATACGGGCGCTTCAGAGCATACACGAGGTCGATGATGTCATCGCCCTTGATGGAATCCGTCAGCGTCTTCGCGATCGTACCGCCGCCCTCTTCAGCGAACAGTCCGAGCGGCTTGCCCTTGCCGTCACCGTTGAGGAACGCATCCTCCTCGGCATTGGCGAGTGCCTTACCGAACTCAGTAATGATGTAACCCTCCAGATTGAAGGCGTTATCATACAGCAGTTCCTCCGTGATCTTGATCGCCACGTGCAGCTTGTGGGCATCGAGCAGGATCTGGTCGAAGGTCGCATCCCCGAAGGTCAGCGCACCGCCTTCCTCGATCCACGCAGCGGCCGGCTTGGTGGCTGCAATGTTGATCTTGTGTTCGCCGGAGGTAGTGATCTTGGTGGCGAGGCCACGCATGATGTTCTCCTGCTCAAGCACATCGATCAGCCTGTGATCGTACTCGTCCGGGACGAGGTATCCGCCGTCAGCGTCCACGCCTTCCTGCAGGACGTTCTCGATGGTGCGGAACTTCGTACGAAGAGCCGTCAGCATCGCCTGCTTATAGGCATCAGACGCTCTCCCGGTCTTCTCCTGCTCCATACCGCCGGACATCGGCTTTGCCGTGAGTGGCTTGTTGACGGGCTGATTCAGCTGTTCCTCGATCGCCTGCTGGCGGTTCAGCCTCTCGATCTCATGGGTGAGATCCGTGATCTCCTTCTCCATGCGGTCGTACACCTCACCGTCCGCAGCGGTCAGCGTCCCGTTCTCCGTGCGATGGGAATCCAGGAAGTTCTTCGCTGCCTCCCACGCCTTTGCTCTCTTCTGCATCAGTTCCTGAATAGTCATAGCTTTATCCTCCTCTTAGATAAACTTCTTCATAAGGTCGAGCCTTGCATAAAGGTCATCGGCCTTCCTGCCTGTGTCTTCATGTTCCTGTGTGCTTTCAGCACACTCCTTCCTGCAGTGGTCGATAAGTTTCTTATTCATCGCTGCAGCAACGCTCCTTCTGGAGAACAGCATCGAAGCCTTTTTCTTCTTCTCCTCTTCTTCATCGGGTGCGCCCTCCCCGGACTCTTCAGTTTCTTCCTCCTCGGAAGTCTCCTTCTCTTCGTCCGGGTCCTCATCTTCCTCTTCCTTTTTCACAGAAAGAGAAGTCCTCTCAATGACCGCATCAGCAAAGTGGAGTTCCACTGCCTTGTTCGCGTCCATCCATGTCTCTTCGTCCATCAGCCTTGACAGCTTGCTGCGGGAAAGACCCGTCTTCGCTACATAGGCATTGATAATGGAGTTCTTGACCTCATCGAGCATCTCGATGGCCTTCTGCATCTCCGTGTGGTCACCCATCGCGATGGTCGCGG